TGGGCGTGAGTGTGAACATGAATACCGCCTACAATGCCTCTCTACTGTGCTCTAGGGCTCAGTATACCTATTAACTGTCAGAGGCGTGTTAGAGAGGCTTGTAGAGGTGGCTGAGAGCGTTATAGCTGCACTATCCTATTTGGTTAGGGGTCGGGCACAGATAACTTGATATATACCCTAGTGTCACCATATCCTAACACACACTACATATAGCGTTATACCTTCCTTGTCAGTTACTAACACACTGTGCCCAGTACTACGCCGCTAGTAATTAGTGTACCACTGGCTAGCAGTACACTATATACAGTGCTGTCTATTGTTATACCGTGGGCGTCCTTGATCGCAAGAGGGGGGCACTGGGGGGAATTACGAGGTCCACTGGCGATATAAGGCTTGTTAAATTTATGTCAAAAATTAAGGGACCCCCTAGAACACCCTAGGAGGCCCTTATAAACGGTCAAACGTCTAGTACAGCACAGACATTAGGTAAGTGCTCTTGTAGGAGCTTATAGGCACCTGTGGCGATGATCCTATGTTCCTCTTGAGTGCCATTAGCGCACCGTAGTTGACAGTAGTGTATCCAGGACCTGATGGTACCGTTCATGTACAATCTTGTGGGAGTAGATAGTGGTAAGACATCACGTGCACACTCTTTAGCTACCCCCATCTCTAGCATCTCTTCATAGACTGCGTAGGCATCATCATAGAGGTACCCGATACGTTGGTTAAAGTATTCCTTTACTTCAGGTGCTAAATCATCAATACTGTTCTGTCTGTTTGTTGTGTCTTGCCTACGTAATGCAGGAATTGCGGGAGTTCCAATGCTGGAAATGTCGGAGTACCTTTGACTGAACTCCTGGAACGAAAAGGACCTATGGCGTAGGATCTGTGCTGCTATACTACGGGTAGTGTTAATCTCTACACACATGTTAACCATCTCAAACGGAGACCAATGTTTATGCTCGATTAGATACCTAATGAGTCGTTGGGAGGTCTCTTTATTATCTTGGTTAGCTGGATTACTTACACGAGCCATATAGGCAATAAGCTCTTCAGCGTTAGGAGTGATGTGTACTAAAGATACTTGGTGGGTCATTAAGAGTGGTGGTTAGTGGAGAGTTAATAACAGTAGTGACAGTAATAAGAGCTTCGCTCCTTATACAGTACTCACAGTATTAACTTAGTAATAGTTAGTTAGTGGAAGTTTGTGTCTTTGTGGGTAGTACTTACAGAATGTCCATTCCCAGGGACATTAATAAAGGGAGAGATGTGTCTCGATAGAGGCATGTCTCTCCCCATTCACGGGTTCTGGTCCACCCTCCAGCTCCCGCTTTACGGGTGGGATCTCGAAATCAATTCCAGCGCAACGGATCTCAGCAGTAGACAGTTAATGTAACTGTCACATACTAATCCAAGTAGCAGTAGGACCTTTTGTCTTACCTCTAGCCTTACGTCTTTGGTCTAAATTAAAGCCCATGACTAGGTGATTAGTAGCAGCTACTGGGTCATCTATAAAGGTTTCCAACATGTCATTCCAGTCTTCTTGCTTACGCATCTTAACAGCTTCATAAGCACTGATTCCCATAGCATCTGTAAAGTACTTAACACCTTGTGCTAGGGAGTCTAATCTGTCGTCGTGTTTAACTGCACCCTTCTCACGACACATCCTAGACATTTGATAGAAAAGCATATACAGCAACCGTTCCTCTGGTGCTGCATCTTTATTGGAAGAATAGTCCCATTCTACCACACCCCTATCAACAATAAGTTTATGTTGATTCATGATGGGTTCTAGGGCATCAATGATACGATCTTCTTTACGTACATTAGCCCGCACTTCTTCTACGTCTATTGCTTGTTTAGTTTGCTGGAGGTGCTTCTTAAACAGCTCTGCGACGATACCGTCTCCGAAGTTTGTTTCGATGAGTAATTTAGTAACATTGTACCGCTTACACCCACGCAAGATGTCAAGAAGTGTATTGTCGCTATAACCGTCGCGATAAGCTCGTACTTCGTGAACGTAGAGAAAGCCATTCTTTTGTGAGATATATGTTGCTGCTGTTTCGTCACTACCCCTACCACTAGGGTCTACGGAGCAGATCGTTTCTGTGTATGGACCCCACTCACCTTGTAGTTGCATCGGGGAGTAGAAGTAATCGCCAGGTAAGCCAACCGTAGGCAGATCTTTGAGACAATTACGAGGGTCACTGCACCACACAACAGCATCCGGCGCTTGAGTCGGGTTAACAGAGGTAATGACGAGATCACTAAATTTAAGTGGGAACTTTTCTGCATCACTCAAAGTTGTGTCTAATTGGAACTGTAGCATAAAGTTGCTACGACCCATAGCTGCTTCACGTTCTACTAGGTCATCACTAGAGAAGCGATCAGGATCTGTTGGTGCCCACTCCTCTACACCCATCTCAATATCTTCTACAATCTGTGGGGATAGTAGACCTTCATACTGTGATAGCTTATCTTTGCGTGGGTAACGTGATGGCCATACAAAGGGACGGTAGTTACGTTCAGCTAACTTACGGTAGATGGTAAAGGTAGTCTGTGGTGTACCAAGGTACATAATACGACTGTCCTTCTTTGGTGTAAGGATGGACTCAGCCTCAGTACACAACTGCAAGAGCTTTTCACGCATCATTTCTGTCATTGAGTTACCAGGAACTTCAATGTCATCAAGAATCATTAGGTCTGCCCTACTACCAGTAAGCTGACCTGTGATACCAACACTCTTCACTGAGGGTGCTTGGTGAGGACTACAGTTAACATCAAAACTAATACGACTCCATCGTGAGTCATCACTTTTAGGTCTAAGGTGTGCTAACCACGGTGTTTCAATGATTAGTTTCTGTAGGAAGATCGACATGTTATCAGCACGCTCCTTAGAAGCTGAGATAATCATGATCTTCTTTTCAGCATCATTAAAGAGTGTCCACAATACGAACGCTCCTGTGATCCAACTCTTACCGACACCACGAAAGGCTTGGATCTGTAGTCGTTTAGGGCCGTGTTGTAGGTAATCAGCGATTGCGTATTGTGCTCGTGTTGGGGATGGTAGATCTAGCTGTTGCCATAGAGCTTGAAGAAACATCTTGAAGTCTGACTTTATAAGATCTAGAGCTGTCATCGTTTCTCCAGGTGGTTGGGCCTTCCGGCTTGTCCTTTTGCCATTGCCTGACGGTAAAGTCATGTCTATCGTTAACAAATAATGGGTGGGTGGTTAATGCATTATATTGTAATACGCTCCACCTATCCTTAGGTAAGGTATTACACAGTAAATCAATGTACTTGTATGTATGCTCTACGTAGGTATTATAAAAGGAAGAGTCAGAGATGTAGTCCTTATACCACTCGATACGTTCCATGCTTTTTACAATGTCTTCCTTGTTACGTTCCATAAAGACAAAGTGAGCTTTAGGGAACATGTAAGAAAGTTCTAAGACAAACTTAATAATAAAAGGTGCCTGTATTACAGCATTCTTTGGCAGATCATTTGGTGTGTACTCTGATTCATCTATGTATGGACGGTTAAGATCAGAAGCTAAGATACGAGCAGCTATGGTTGTACCGCTTCTCTGAGGGCCTGTAACAAAGATTGGTGACATAAATGGTAGATTGTACCTGAATGGTGGAAGAGAGGCCCTACAGGGGCTTGTAGGCACCTCTCATAAAGGATTAGTCAGCTAGCTTAGTACGAACCCCACCATATAGGTTGGTAAAACGTTCAAGCTCTCCGATACGCATGTTATTAGACCGTAAAATTTGTTGTGGATCCTTGGGTTTAATACGCATCTTAGGATCGTAGTCAACACCACCTAGTATTTTACCGTAATTGAGAGCTGCATTTTTAGCTGGTGCAAATCCATGACTAAGCCTAGTACTAGTCACTGGGTCTTTACCAGTAGCATATGTAATCTTAATTTTACGAATAAGTTCTAAAAGTGGGTTTAACTCTTTGGGTTGTTCTTTTTTCTTTTCTTTTTTAGGTTCTGCCATCACACGTCTCCCTCCTTTCTAATGGTACGAGACCAAGCATCAGTAATCGCTTTCTGTGCTTGGCGTTGCAACCATGTCAACTCATTGGTAATTTTAGCAGCAACAGGGTTGATTGCTTTATTTACTTTAGGTATAAGTTTTGATGCTTGTTGTACTGTTTTAACAACAGCTTTTTGTGCTTTAGGTGACCTAATCGTGTCGATAGTTACATTAGCAATATCAGCTGCAGTTGAAACTACTTCAGCTGGTATAGCAGCAACTGGCATATAAGATGCTACATCGGCAGCTGACGAAATACCTGCAATGGCTGCTTGTGCAATGTCAGCAGGATCTTTTGTTTGTTGAGCAATCTGTGTTCTGCCAGCAGTTTCTGCAGCACTAGCAGCAGTACCAAAAGGACCTAAAGCTGCAATACCCCCAGCAGCCATAGCGGTTAATGCAGCCCTGTTTGGCATCAATTGTTTAGCAAGTGCTCTATTACCAACTGGTTCAGTTGCAAGTACTGGAGCCAATCTACCTCCAGTTTTAGGAATTGTTGGTACTAAACGCTTAGATCTATTAACATCTTGTGTAACTTCAGCTAAACGTTCACTTGAAACTGGCCTACCGTAACGCGGATCAAATCCAGTTTCCTGCATTGACAACTTCTGCTCTTCTGCTAATCTGCCAAATTGAGACTGTACGGTTTCGTTACGATCAAGTTGAGAGCCAAAAATTAAACCAATTTCATCTGGATCTGGTGTCCTACCTCTTGCTTCAAACTCAGCAACACGTTGAGCAATTAATCGGTTAGGATCAACACCATTAGAAATAGCCTGAAGATCAGACTGTTTTAAATGCTCAGAACCTAACACAT